GGTGAATTATTATACCAAGCGTTTGGTGCGGCTGGTATAGTATAATTAGCCCCGCCTGATGGTGTGACATTGACTTCATCCGAAAATATGAACGGTTGGGCTGTGCCTTCCCAATTAAGCACTTTTTTGAAGGAGCCGTCTGGTGTACGCAACCAACCTGGTCCGGGATAGGTTGGTGAATCAGCATCATTACACCCTGGATTGTTCATGCCCGCGTAAGGCACACCTGAGTATGTGTAAGGAAGTTTTGTTGAAATACAACCCATTATCAGTTGAGGATAAGCATACTCACCCACAGTGAGATATGCGTCAACACTACCTAAGTACATGTTGGGATAGGTGGAAGCAACTCGAAACACACCAACTACCCGTGAATCCTGCACGCTCAGCCAATAGTTGATTGTTGCTGGACTGCCACCGCCAGACAGCGGTGTATAGGTGCCTGCATTAATCGCCAAAGCTGTGGTAGCTCCTGGCTGCTCGTCCCACGGTGTATTTATTGAGTTAAAGCCCGTGAATCCTGTGCATTGAAGCAAGTAAGCTGTCTCAGGAACCGTCTCTTTGAAACCCTTCCAACCAATGTATTGGTCTGAGGTCGTGTTGTGGATCATTAGGTATTTGCGTTCGTCCGTTGCATCCGCCCAAGTCATCGTGAGTGTCAATCCTGTGCCTGTGCCGCCAGACGTCGCTGCCGGGTTGGATGGCGTTGTACTATATTCACCGGCTTCGGTATAGACCTCAACTGTCTGCGGTACGCCGCCCGATACGGTGAGTATTTTGACAGTAGTGGCGACCGTGAATGATCCACCAACGACTGTCACAATGTCGTTTGCTGTGTAGCCAGTGCCTGCCGCACTGATAACTGCTGCTGTAGCCTCTTGAGCCTCAAAATCAATCAAAACTTCCCACGCGGTATCAAGATAGGTTAATGTAAATTTCACACCTGTGCCAGAGCCGCTTGTTGTATTTTGACTTACAGGATTGGTCGCCTGTGTCGTATAGACCCCAGCGTCAGCAATATGCACGCTGGTGACAATTCCCGTACCTGCTGCAAACGTAAAATCAATCGTGCAGCCAGTGCCGGAACCGTCCGACGTAGTCGCTACTGGATTTGTCGGCTGCGAAGAACAAATACCTGGATTCTTAATGAGTATTGATGTCACTACCCCAGCCGATTCGGTTAAAACTTCCAGCTCCGGGGCCACATCATAAGTTCCAGTTGTTGGGACAAGTGAATCTCCAACAGCATAGCCCGACCCACCAGCGTTAACTGCTGCAACCGTGATGTAGTCACCACTGCCAACAGCCAGCACTTTAAGCTCAGGTTCATGGGCTTTTGTACCACCAGCCAGTGTGATGGTATCATGCACAGCATAACCAGTGCCGCCATTGTATACACCAGCTACGGAGATATGATCATCTTTAACCAAACTCTTTAACTGATCCAAGAAGTCTTGATATTCTGTCGCTGTTCCCTTAAAGAACGCCATTAGTTTCTCCCACTTTTGTAGGTTCTGATTTCGTTTCTAATAATTCTCTTACCCTCTGCACTCTGCATTGCGGCGAGACCTTCTTCTTCACTTGCCACGTTGATGATCGTCACCGCACCTTCCTGGGCAGGCGGCTGAATAATTGGTGCCGGTGTTATATGCCCAGGCTGTGCCGGTTGGAATAGTTCAGGTCTGCGTTCGCCAACCATGTACTGCATACCTGGAGAGACCGCACCACCAAGGGCTCTTGGGACTGGGGAGCCAGTGTTTGGTGTCACGCCGAAAGCACCAGCTATCGTGCTGCCCATTCCACCGCCGCCAGCCATGCTTGTGAGTAATCCCATAATAGCTTGTCTGGCCAGGAGCCGAGTCAGGTCTGCAAGCATCGAATCTACAAGACCTTTGAAGTCAATCTTGCCTGTGGTGACAAAGGACACCAAGGCATCCTCCATATTCTTAAAGGCGTTAGTGATTGTCTTCTCTGCTAATTCGGCGAAGTTGCTTATCTCCAGGCCCAGAGTAAGGAAGCCACGTTGGAAACCTGTCTTCACGTCGGTGGCAGTCTTCATTGCCTCCAGTCTCAACTGAGCCATTTTTCTGGTATACTGCTCAAAATTAATGAGCTGTTTGTCTTCTGTGCGTGAGGCTACCATCTGCCAAATATCGTCAAGCTGTTCCATCTCACCAATAAATCGACCTATGTCACCAGTCATCTCTTTGATGAGCTGACTCTGAACAGGTGTCGGAGACCACTTCGTAAAATCTTCTTGCTCCGGGGCGTCACCACCGCGAGCCGCTGCCGCTGTCTTCGCTCTACCAATGATGGCTTCAACTCCAGCACCAATAACATCGGACATAGCGAAACCACGACCGAACGCATCACCTATCGACTCACCGGCCTGCTCTACTTTGAATTTGGCTCCGGCGAGTGAATCCTCACTCGCGGCAGCTTTAAGGTTATCACTTAAAATATTGGAGAAGCTTTTGAATCCTTGGGTAGCCGCGTTCTTAAATGATAACGCTGCTTGATCGGCGTATTCTGCCGCCTTCGAGGCATTACCAGCCAGCAGTTGCTCGGCCGCACCAGAAAGTGAACCCATCCCTGCCTTGATATTCAACGCAAAGATTAGGATCATGTCACCTATACTTACGAACACTGCCATAATATAATCGGCGATAGTCTCAATCCCACTAAGTATTGCATTCCAAGCATGTTTAGCGTAATTGGGAATATCCTTAAATACTTTCTTAATAACTTCACCGGCACCAACGAAGAGGCCGAGAAATTTGTCGATGAATCTTGCACCGTCTAACAAGACATTCTCAAGCGTCACTGAAAACTCTGTCTGGATTTCTCTGCCTTCAAGTAAACCTGCAATACCGTCCCGCAAAAATTTGTATGTTGTTTTAGCATTTTCGCCGAGGGCTTTCATTGTATCAGCCAAGGTCGCGTTCGAGTCGGAAGCAAGTTTAATCTTGTCCGAGTAAATTACCAATGCAGTGCCCGCCAGAAGAAGAGCTGTTGCCAACGGATGAACTTTGAGTACCTCAAGACTGAATAATCTCATCTGAGCAATAATTAGAATTAGGTTCTTCAAATAGATCGTGCCTAAGACTGTGCCGGCAATCATCGCAAATCGGCCAAATGTTTCCATGTGGTCTGCCACCCAAAGAAGGGCACCGGCAAAATTACTGGTGAATTGAATGCCTTGATCTATGTCACCAACAAATTTAAGAATAGCTGATCTCAAAACCGTTATACCCTGGTCGATTGTTGGAATACGTTTCTCAAATCGCGTCCGCAAACTTTCTTCGGCCGTCTCAAAAGCCTTGATAATTTCTTTGGCTGTGATTCGACCCTGAAAACCAAGCTCTCGAAGCTCACCACGAGTGACATTAAAATGTGCCGAGATGACATCTGTCACTACAGGCAACTGTTCAAGAATAGCACGAAGTTCGTCACCACGTAATGCGTTTGATGCAAGTGCCTGGGAGAACTGAACCATACCCCACTGAGCCTCACGGGCGGTGACACCTGATAGAATAATCGCATGATTCAATTGCTTTGCGAATCGAAGAACGTCTTTATATTGTAAACCCAACTGCTTTGTGTTGATTGCAACACGGGCATACATATCAATGTTTGCTTCCATTGAGGTACGCGTCTCTCGACTCATCCTAAAGACACCTTCCATCGCCGCATTCAACTCCCAGGTGCTTTCTGTTACAACCCTAAGTCTATTGAGCATATTCGCGTAAGCATCTGCGAGCATGATGGTGTCACGTAGTACCCTCGCAGAAACGAGTCCGGCGAGAATTCCCTTCAACCTATCCATCTGATCCGAAGTTGCGTCACCAGCTTTGCCAACACCTTCGATATTACGTTTGACAACACGGGCACCGTTTTCACGAATTTCAATTAACAGTAGTTCTTTCTTATCTGCCACGGAGTAACCTACCTTTTCTCAAAATAGCTCGTGCTGCAGCAATAGCAAACACAGTCATGCCTGCACGAGCCTGTCCGGATGATCCTTCATCAAGATCGTTGATATAACCAACTGGATTAGCGATGAAGATGTGCCCCTTCCCGATCTTCCATACTTTAATTTTATTCGCCGCATCCACTAACGCTTTGGTAGATGCGATCTGTCGATTCGTCTCAACCTTTTCCGTATCCGGGCCTTCGATCTGACTCGCTTTCGGAGTACCGAATGAAAGCTTCCAATTGATCCGGGCACGTCCAGTGTCTACCGGAGTACGCAGCACGACCTCATTCGTAGCCGCCATAGCAGCTTTACGAATTGTCTTAGAGGCATTATGCACAAGCACATCGCCAATTGCATTTATTCGACTTCCAAAGTTCCGTGCCATATACGCTCATTATACCCGATATTATCGGCGAAATCAAGCTTTATCTTTATTTTTTCGAGACATATAATCTAAAAAAGCTTTATCCATCATTCTGATATGATAGTGTAAATCCTCAGCTTCTTCTTCACTCAAATCCAGCCTATCAGCGTATTCATCAATGGTCCAAGACGGTATCGGCCCAGCCGACCAGCCTGTACTGCGGCAAGTGTTTAGCTCGGTGAACGCACCGAAATATAGCTCCAAACCAACAAATAGGTCTGGAGCTTTCTGTATGCGTTCAGGTAATGCCTTCCTACGGAGGTAGCATTCTCGGATCATTCTTTGCTCTACCTGCCCCATCTCTAAATAATAGAGCAGGCAGTCAATCAGTTTCCCGAATCGGCTTCGTTGATTTCGGCTCGGAAATACGAAATTGTGTCCGCAGCTTTCTGAATGTCCTGGAACAAATTAGGCTGTGCCCGAAGAACGGCCTCGACGTTGTCGCTGTTGAAGTCCAACATTGTCTTAGAGTCGGCGTCATTATGGGTGATGAGGTCTTTGGTGAATCCTTTCCAATCAACAATGACTGCCTGGGCGTATGCCTTGATGAAGATATTCTTCAAAATCGTTTCATCTACGGAGTCGGTCTGAATTGCTCTGCGATGAGGCTTGGCGAGTCGCTGCATGACCTTAGCGAAGTGTTTATTGCCACCACCAGCACGGGCAACTCTTACTTCGACGTCGGGGGCGTACACAACCCATATACCTTCACGTTCCACCGCAGTGTCTGTCTCAAACATTCTACGAAGTGCATTCATACTCATAGTCAGGTTCTCCAGTACAAAAGGTTGGGTCCGGGGGACGTCCCGGACCCGTCATTTATTTCTTTGCTTATACAGCCGCTGCGTCTGGTAGATAATCCCAGAAGCATATCAGCATTGTGTGTGTGTAGCCAGCTATGGCACCGGAGCCAATGGCTGCTTCCTGGCTCAGTGGAATTCGGATCGCTTCATTCTGAGTTACGTCCAGTCTTCCATCGCCCAGGGACATCAGCGGGACATCGACCGTGATACCGGCGTTCTCTTTGACGAGGTGCATATCCATCGTGACATCGGAGTTGTCTCTGATCGCTGCAATGGAATTGACATCCATGAAGTAAGCAGTCATACTGCCACTGACTTCAAAGTTGCCATAACTCGCGTCGAACCCACCGAGGATGCCGATTGCTTTGTCGGGCGAAACATTGTTGTTGATAACAATGCTCATCTCCTCAGCAAACGCGAACAGCGGTGTCGGATTCTCATCGGTGTCGCTGACGACCGCCAGGTTAATCAGCGGAACATTTGACGACGTATTGAATGCCGACTCTTCAATTGCTGCGGCTCTCGTGCCGGACTTTATACCCACGGCTCCTGTGCGGGTCTCGTGATCCATTGCGACGAACGCAAGATCAATCATCGCTTTATCAGCGGTGGGGATGTTTAAGGTCATCTCATTCGGAGTAGCTCCAACCAAATACTCTGATTGAATCTCCGTCGGCGATGCGTCATCGGGAGCACCGAGCTGACGCTCGACATTGTAGGTTCGCCTTACGATGTCGGTTCCGGTCTCGTTCTTCAAGACGCGACCGAAGAAGACTTGGATTGTCTTGGCTGCGGCAGTGTCAGCGACCATGTCGGCCTGACACTTGTCGATAACGATTGCACCCGCAGCGATTGACCGGCAACGGGCAAAACCCATTCCACTTGTGTCGAACTGCGTGGCTGCGGCGTCACCACCGATGTAGATGAATTCGCCGGGTACGAGGCCCAACTCGGTCAGGTCTTTAGATGTCGCGGTCAACTGCGGAAGACTTCCGGTCGTATCGACTACGAGATCACCAGTAGTGAACTCAAAGCCAACTGCCACAATCTTGGCTGTGGCCGGAGGTGTCTCGGCAACCAACGTCTCACTAACAGTCAACACAGTCGCAAGGACGGTGGTGACAGTCTTGAGTCCGTTGTTGGCGGCGTTGGTACAGCCAGTGACAAAGACAAGATCGCCAACTTCATAGACGTCAAGTCCCGCTGCTGCGGTGTAGGTATTGGGGCCTGTAGTGACACCAGTTATTTCACCGGCACCACCAACTTCGGCTTTTGCCCGCAAGTCGGCGAAGAAGAAACCCTGCAATAAATCTTGTAGCCCTTCTTGGACAAGATCATGGTTAACGGAACCAGCCGCGTCCAGATCAGTCGTCTGACCCTTACGTCGCTGTCGATCCGTGCGAAACGGTGTTCTCGTAACCTTGGAGATCGAACCACCGAAATCTGAAAAGCTGTTCACATCGAGAGGACGCCAGATTGGAGTACCCGGCAGCGTCTTGATGCTGGATTCCTCAGCATACGCTGTCTCAACTACATTTGAATTGATTTTGTTTACTGCTGCCATTTTGTAAGCTCCTTTTTTACTGTATCAAGTCGTACTCGAACTCTGCGATTACGTCTGTTCTAAACCAATTTCCATCTTCGCCCATTTCAACTTCCGAAACATCTTTGAACCAGATGTCACCGTCTGACGGATTCCGAAAGTTATCTGCGAACGCCGCAGAAAGAACGTCACTATTTACTAACCCATCTTCACGCGGAGTAAAAATCTCCACGAACACAAATCCAGCCTGTGTATGCTTGCTCTTATCATCTGCTCGGCCCAAAGATGCTCTTGTTCCGACTCGGTGTCGAACACTGATGCGAACCCACTTGATCGTTTCATCTTTCGGCACTGTTTTATTCGTATCATCATAAATCGCATACAATGATTGAGCATCCACCACCGCTTTCAGCGGCGTTAGCATTCTGTCTCTTGCGTCTGTACGTGATGCTATCATATTACTATTTTACTGTCTTACCTGCAAAATGTAAAGTAAAATATCGGACTTATTGGTAATTTTCTCAATATTTTTAACATTCCAGCTCGAACCATCCAATGAATCCACTATTTTGGTGCCTTCCTCAATATCCACAACCTCGTTGGGGATAAGAAATACCTTTTGATCGCCACGTCTGATATGATCGCTATGAACCTCTGTAGACATATAATGAATAAATACACCTATAGCGTCTATTGGTACACCATCGACATTCCCACGCCACGGCTTATTTACATCTGATTCGGTTCCGGGAATCGTGATTGTTAATGCTCTACCTTTATCTTCGATCAATGCTTCGATCCAGGCCCATTCGGTTGGAAGTGCTTGCGACATTATTGTCTCACCTGTAAAACATAAAGTAGAATATCTGATTTCACAGTAATCTTTTTAACATTTTTTACAATCCAGCTCGAAGAGTCCAGGGAATCATTTATCTTAGTCCCGGCCTCAATATCTATCGCAGTTACCGGGGCAAGTAAAATTTTCTTATCCGCACGCTTAATTTGGTCATTGTCAATCTGGGCCGCTTTATATCTAACCATGACGCCGGTAGCAGTTACTGGTGGTCCGGGAGTATTGCCTCGCCAATCCTCTGGCGGATTAGCCTCAGACCCAGGGACGGCGATGGTCATTTCGCGGCCCTCATCATTTATCAGATTTCCTATCCACATCCACTCATCTGGGAGATCAACTTCGGATTCAACTGGTCCCCCTGAGATAGTGAGGTCGCCAATTACTGTTGACACTCCCAATATGGTTCCAGTGAGTTTTTTAATTACGAGGATAAGACCATCCACTGAGGCAGTTGCTTGGATAGCACCGCTCAATTTCTTTAACACTTTAAGTTCAGGAGCAGAGGTGCTTGAGTTGGCAATAATACTTCCCGATAAAAATGCGAACGTTGTGAGCGTAGCATCTACGCTTGAGCTGGCGATTACAGAGCCAATGAGCTTCTTTGA